ACCCTTGGTAGTGTTGAGTTCCTTGCAGTCCCTGTTCCAGTTGGAACACCAAGAATTCAGCTTCCGTTTCTTCAAAGGCAAATTCCAATCCTTCGCGGGTTCCCGGCTCAGGGTTGTTAATTGTAAAGCACCATCCACGGCATCTTGATCCCATTTCATATGGCACGCAGGTAGTGGCACGTAAGTGTTGGGTAATACTATACCAACACTTACTGGCGGGTTATACCCTTGCCACTTTTTTTTCATTGGCCCCGACCGGCCAATCCCGGTTTACTTTTTTTTCATTGGTTGTGTTTCTTTTGAGCCAATAGAAAATTAGCACATTCCAGGAATTGTGTTTCTTATTTCCAAGAAGTGTGTTTCTTTTAGGACCCCGACACGTGAAATTAGAATGCGAGAGAATGCTAGAGAATCTGTGTACCGATCGGCCTACCTTCGCATGCTGTCGCATGCTACGGTATACGGCCTCGATCGGTCCCTCCGGTCGGCCGCCTAACGGCTACCGCCTCCCTACGGTGGGGTTGCTAACTGTGATTTCCCATTGGACTGTTGAGTAGAGTGTGAGTCTGTTTTGAGTGTTCTTATAGGACGCCCCTGCTCCGCTAACGCTCCGCTACGGGACGTATGAGGTGAAAGTCAACTTTTATTAAGCATCGCTAAAGCGAATACGAGTAGCAATTACAGCTGAACCACCAGTGGCAGCAGCTACATCAGAGAAGTTAACCATATAGATTGAGCCAGTGGCTATTGAGCCTACAGTGGCAGCAGTACCATTGAAAAGTACTTCATGATTTAATCGTAGGTACTTTTTGAACTTCAAAATTGTAGGAGCACCACAATATGATTGAGTGGCTGTAGTATCGATAGGAGCTAAAGCAAACTCTCGATCAAAGAGAATTTTAAACCTGTCTCTGTTATCCAGGTTCACATGAGATGTGACATTGCTTGATTTGAGAATATCAGTGATGATTGGGGCTGCGCCATTTGACTGATTATCATAAACAATAAGAGTTCTCCACAAGCAGTTAGTGGTTGTAGTGTCTTTTGACTCTACATACCCTCGAAGATAGAGTGATTTCATCACTATCTTGCGACCTATACGCTGAGTAAAGTCAGTACCAGTAGCTACACCATTAAGGAGAGTAATATCTGGAGTAGTATTTCCCGCATAAGTAGCTGGGTCAACATCAATGGTCTTGAGTTCCCCCATTCTCATGCGTCTGACAGGTCCGAAGTATCCTCCTGTTCTAGTGGGTGCGCTAGGAGGGCCTCTTCGAGAAGAGACAAGCGTTGCTCGTGCTCTTTTAATAGCAGCTGCAGCTGCTGCAAGTTTTCGCTCTCGTGAAACTTTTGCTGTGGCGGGCATTTGTCTTTAATAGATTTCCTTGGTTTTGGTTTAGCTTTGGGTTGCTCTCTCTCTCTCTCTTCGTTGTAAGAATAGAGGTGCTCCAGTGGAAGAATGAAAGTGATTTAATTTTTTTTTATTTATCTTTGTTCAATTCAAATAAGTTACCAGGTTCGGTAACTTTTTGTTTCTTAGAAGGTGGTGGGTTGTCTCCTACTGGTAGTGAGACAGACACCACTCGAGTAAGTCGTCGTTCCAAGGGATTGCAGGGGGTTCCATTAATTTGTTGAAGATCCCATCCAGGTACTCCAAGTCGGTCCCAGTTGTACCACTCTCTTGGATGTTTGTTGGAGGTAAAGCAAATCTTTCTTGCAGAGCATTGTACCGTTCCATGCTTAGTGTCCAAGCTGAAGGGATATCGGTCACACAGCCTGAGTAGGTAGTCGTAGGAAAACCATCCATAGTAGTCGTCGATGATGATTGTATCCTCTCCAAGGTATCCATCCCAGAATTGTTGTTGTCCAGAATTTTTGGACTTCCAGTAGGCTCTGGGATGCTTTTCAAGCATCTCTCTGGATTTTCCAATTCCAGAGGGTCCCACGAGGACTTCGATATCCATCTCCCAGTCTCGAGGGGTAGTGTTGAGGAGCTTGTACTCTCTAAAGGAGCGATGATAGCGGATGAAGCTTCCAAAGTGATCCTGGGAGATCTCTTTAAGGGTCGCTCCATCATCCAGTTTAACCTTGATTTCGTCCAAATCTGAGCGTTTGCCCTGAACAGGCGTTTCTCCAAATTCCCACGGGCCTTCGAGTCTTCCCTCCAGTTTCGTACAGTACTCTTTGTTTTGGGCGGGGGTACCTCTGGCACTCTCCAAGTGGGCATTTCTTCCAAGGCAGTCTTTGACAGCAGTGAATCTCTTGGGTTGCTTCCAGAAGATATACCCTTGGTAGTGTTGAGTTCCTTGCAGTCCCTGTTCCAGTTGGAACACCAAGAATTCAGCTTCCGTTTCTTCAAAGGCAAATTCCAATCCTTCGCGGGTTCCCGGCTCAGGGTTGTTAAT